AATAAAACCAAAACCCTTGGCGTCGTTAAACCATTTTACTTTTCCTGTTACCATTTTACTATTTTCCTTGTTTGTAAATTTATCATGTGTGTGTGAATGTATATTTATGAATCTTTGTTCATAGTTTTTAAATTAAGCAACATGTTTTCAACTGTTAGTTTAGTAATAGTTGCCAACATTATCAGCTTATCATCATCAGTATACACTTCTTTGTCGAACATGTCAAGTATACTTGTGCCAATCATTTTGAATGCCTGTTCTTGTCCAACTGCAAGTTTGCCCCAATCTGTAGGATCACCTGCTTCTACTTCTGCTGCAATTTCTACCAATTGATCTAGAGTTATTTTTTTCATATATTAAAAACTGTTATTAAACCAACCTACTTTCTTACCATCAGCTATGCGTTGATCGTATGCTTCTATGCTGCCTGGAAAACGCCAGGCCCATATTGCAACAAGTGCCATAAAGCAAGCAGTACTGATAATACCAATTGGTTTAACTCCTGTGAAGTACATAATGATTAAACTGCTAGACATCATGGCCAGCATGAAGTATTTCATCTTGATAGGGAACACACGTTTCTCACCCCAATTAGTTAGGAATGGCCCAAACAGTTTGTGGTTGTATAGCCAGGCATGCATCACGGGCGAACCTTTGGCAAAACAATAGGCCGCAAATACTACAAAACAGCTATAGGGTATGCCGGGTGTGATTAACCCAACATACGCCATCCCAAGGCTTAGAAAGCCTAAACATTTCCAAAATAGTTTTTTCATATTATCCTGCAAAAACGTTAGGACTACCAGCAGTGATAGCACCACCGTCAGTTGAGTCTCCAACTCTGGCCAGTGACTTCCCGCCAACCTTGACTGTGCCTGACCCAACATTAATAACTGCTGAATGAGAAACACAACCTCGTCCGGACGGAATAGTATGAGGGGCCACTGGATCACCCTGGCATTCAACTGCTATACCGTTGACATATACCTTTGCACTGGTGCCGGTTGGTCCTGTTATAGTCGAAGTGGAATCACACCCATGTCCGGTTGTTGTTGGATCGCCTTGTCTAGCTACAGCTGGCATATATTACCCTTTGATAATGCTTCCAGCACTTACTGGCTGAATGCCTGTGGTTTGGAACACATATTGCTTGCCAATTTCTGGATCTGTTTCTGCCATAGTGATAATGGCACTTGAGTTGAATGTCAACTTGGCATCTGGATGAACAGTCATTAGTACTGGGGACATCGCTGGTCCTTTCTGTGTCATGGCCAACATTAAAGGACGATCTAAAGTGATAGCTCCCATTGTGTCTTCCGCAAACTTGCCCATGACTTCATCTCCAGTAATCAATTTAACTGAGACAACATCACCTATTGCAAATTTCTGTTTATTAAATAACATTTATATTTTCCTAATTAGTATCCACTACCGTTGAAACCAGTTTCATCGATATATTTTCTTAATTCTGTAAAGCCACCGATCAAATTACCGTTAATGATAATCTGCGGTACTGTTCTAGCATTCGGAACAGCTTCTAACAATTCTTCTTTGGTGTATCCATCTCCAATTTTACGTTCTTCAAATTGGACATCGCGTTGCGTCAATAGTGCTTTTGCTTGATCGCAATAGGGGCAATTATATTTGCTCCAAATAATAACATTGCTCATTGTGTTTCCTTTCAACTGTATTATATAGCCGGCAATTCAGCATAGTCAATATTTTCTCCCATAACGCCAATGACGTAATTAGTCGATTCCGATTCCTGTAGCGCAGTCTGTTTCTTGCTGGTATCTGTATGTTTGTTGAACCAAGGAATAGGAGTGGTTTTTGGTGCAGAGCTATTGTACTTGATGCCAATTTGTTTGAGTGCATCAACTGCGGTGTAGTCCACAAAGTCACGTAGGATGTTTGCGTTGAGTCCAATGACTGGACCCATTTTAAACAAATAAGTTGCCCAGTCCTTCTCTTCACGAATAACATCCATGTACAAGGCATACACTTCTGCTTGGCATTCGTCTCGAGCTTCTGCAAATCTAGAATCTTCTTTGACCACTTGATTGATCAAGTAAGCTGTCCAACCTTTGTGTAGTAGTTCGTCTTGTAGAATCAAACTGATAATGTTGCCGTTGCCAATAAAGATCTTGTTCTCAACCATAGCCAAACTTGTGGCAAATGATACCATAAAGCGAAACGCTTCTAGTGCATAACTTGCATGTAAGGCCATGTAGATTGCTTTGACATGTTCTTTTTCTGTGACTGCTTCGCCTAGTTGTTTACGGCAGTTGATAACGTGCAGTGCTTCGTAGTAGTTGCCCACACTTGACGCCATGTCAACTATTTCTTTTGTGTCATGGATGGTGTTGAACACATCTTTGGGCACGTTGTAAATGTTGCGAATGATATGGCTATAAGATTTGCTATGAATATTAGTTTCAAAGAATGTCCAATTGTAGACCAGTGCTTCTAATTCAGGCAAGCTGATTACTGGCATAAAGATCTGACTGGGGCCACGTCCTTGCAAACTGTCTAAGGCAGTTTGTCTTAACAAGTTGCTGGTAAAGATATGTTTGATAGCATCCGATGCATCTTTGAAATCATTGGAATCTTTGGTTAGACTAATCTCTTCTGGTTGCCAAAAGAACCCTCGTGCTGTTGCTTCAAAGTCTGCAATCTTTTTATACTTGACTTCTTCAAATCGCTGGATGGTCACAGGACCAGCTGGGTCTAGAAACATCTTGCGGTTTAAGTAGTCTGTCTTTGTGTTTAGGTTATATTGTTGTTTACTCATAATTTACATCCTTCGCAGTCTTCTTCGTCTTCAATTAATTCTCTTTCGTTGTGAAATCCATTATAGTGTACTTCAGGGGTTGCTTCAGCTATTGCCTTGCTGCCTGCTTTGTTGATTAGACTATAGTAGAATGTTTTCAATCCCCATACATGCGCCTGCATCAGATTCCTAGCAATCAGTGTGGTTGGCACTTTGCGATCTGTCCAATGTGCTGGATTATAAAATGTGTTAGTTGAAATTGATTGATCAACATAGGCAGCAAGAACTGCGGCTGTTTTCAAATAGCCATCACAGTCTTTCTGTTCCCACATCATTTGATATTTGTTTTTTAACTTGTGGTATTCAGGTACAACCTGTACAAATGATCCTGCCTTTGATTCTTTAACTGAAATCAAACTCATAGGCATTTCAATGCCATTGGTTGAGTTAATAACAACGCTTGAACTTTCAACAGGGGCAATGGCCATTAGTGTAGCATTACGCACACCGTACTGCTTCATATTACCACGTAGTGTTTCCCAGTCAAGTTCTGGAGCAAAGTCTGCTAGTTCATTAACACCTTTGGCACGTAGTTCCCAAGGAAAGATGCCTTGGCCGTATCTAGTTTTGTGACTTTCTGTACATGCACCACGTTCTTTGGCCAACTCTACCGTGGCTTCTGTTAAGTAGAACGCCTGATGCTCCATCCATGTTTTAACATCTTGCAGTGCATCTTTCTCGCCATACTTAAGGCCACGCTTGGCATGCCAGTAGGCCAAGTTAGTAACACCAATGCCTAATGGTTGTATCTCATCGTTAGAAAGTTTACTTTGTATCGATAAGAAATCTTGATAGTCAAGAATGTTACACAGGCTACGCTGTAGAATCCTACAGGCTCTACGCATATCCTCTGGATTACGGAACGATCCCCAGTTGATAGATCCCAGTGTACACAACGCTATGCGTCCACTATCGTCGTCTAATCGCTTAAATGAACGTGTGGGTAATAGAATCTCACAGCACAAGTTACTTTGATAAATCGTATGGTACTCGGGATGAAAAGGCCCTTGGTTCATGACATTATCAATGAATACGAGATATATTCGACCCGTATCTGTACGTTCTTTTAGTATACCACTCTTGAACACTTCCTCGGCGCTCATCGTTTTCTTACGGAGGCCTTTTTGTTTTTCATATTTTACGTACAGTTCTTCAAACAACTCAGTGTCTTTGTAAAACGCTTCGTATAGGTCAGGTACGTCGTTGGGATCAAAGAATGTTATGTCTTCTTTGTTTTTAAATCGTCTCCAGAAGAAAGCACTAAGCACAACCCCATAATCCATATGACGGACTCGGGTTTCTTCGGTGCCTTGGTTGTTCTTAAGTACAATAAGATCATCAAACTGAAGATGCCAAATAGGATAGAATACAGTAGCACTTGCATTGCGGATACCCCCTTGTGAACATGAACGCAAATCTCCAAACCATTTTTTCAGGAATGGTATCATACCTGTGTGCATGATCTCACCACCTCTGATGGGACTGCCTAACGAGCGTAGACGACCTATCTCCAAGCCAATGCCAGCACGTTTGCTAGCATACTTGGCCATCATTTCGCCACTAGCAAAAATGGAGTCAAGATCATCATCACTGCGAATGAGCACACAACTAGAGAACTGCTTAGTGGGAGTGCCAAGGCCAGCAAGAACAGGAGTAGCGAGAGTAAATAGACCATCTGAAGCTGCATTGTAGTATTCCTTTATATAACGCATACGAGCCGCATTAGGTTCTTCTTTGTGAAATATAGTAGCGGCAGCAACCATGTATCTAATTTGCGGAGTTTCGTATGTTTGTTTTGTACTACGGTTCTTGACCAAGTACTTTTCAATCAACTGTTCAATAGCGGCATATGAATATGTTTCGTCCTTTTCATGATCCAACATGTCATTCATCTTGTTCCAATCATCTTCTGTATACCAGTCAAGTAGATCAGCAGTGTAAAGGCCTGTGGCCACATTGGTCTTGACTATTTCATATAGGCTAGGAGGAGTATAGCTGCCGTAAACATCTTTACGCAACATGCTCACTCGTTGTTTACCTGCTACATATTGATAGTTGGTATGACCTACATCTGGATTATTTTCTACGTCGATGAGATCAACAATGGCTCTTAGAGTTATTTCATCTACTTCACGTGTTGTTATACCGTCATAAAAATGTGGCTGCGCCTTAATCTCAATCATTGACTGGCTGACGTCAGCTATACCTTGACAGACTTTTGCTACCTGTGCCTGCCATTTCTCGATTGTTAACGGCTCTTTATCGCCGTTTCTTTTAATTACTGTTATTTCCATCATGTCTCTAAGTTATTTGATATTTATAGGTAATGCCGTTCCGGACCATATGATGTCGGTTTGAAATTGATCTAATACTGTTTTATTATGTGCTATTCTAGGTTCGTAATTCAATAGAGAATTATCTGCTACTAGAAAGAATTTCGAATCAAGATTTTCAGAAAGCATAGACTTATGTATCTCGCAAATGGTATTCATAAACCGCTGTGTTAATTTAATAGTATACAGCATGCCGAGACAGATAGCAAGATCATCTAGCTTGCCGTCAATAACCAAATGCCAGGGATCAGGCCAAGACGTTGGTTGTTGTGGGTCTAAGAAAGGATTAACAAATGGAGCGTGGCTCCAGAGTTTAGCAACATCATCCATAGGATCGTTACTAATTTCTAAACTATCTCTGAACTGCTTCCATTTAAATAATCTTTCGTTTCCGTAAAGATCAAACACCGTACGATATCGAATA